TAACACGAACGAGATCTTTAACGGTTTCAGCGTTAGCTCCTGCTGGAAGCGCATTTGTAGCTTCGTCAATTTTATCCCAAAGTTTTTTTGGAACCATTTCTTTAAGCACATCTTTGTTTATGAGTCTTCTTTGATAGAGGCTTCTAGGTTTTCCGTAGAGTCCATCAGCATCATCAACGAGTATTTCTTCAATAATGGTTTGTTCACAACAGACTATTTTTTTAGCAGTATCTTTATAGACTTTAAAAGCACCAGTACCAAAGACACAGGCATGCAAGAAAGATTCCTGTTTTGATTTATAAACATTTCCGATATCAAAAGCTCCATCGATGTACTGAGTGAGAAGTTTTGCTTTTTTCTGAAGTTTAAAGTCAGCTCCATCAGTGAGAAATAGAGGCCTAGGCTTTTGTTTAGCGAGTTTAGATGTGACGGTATCGACGCAAGATTTTACGACATTTAGAGAGAGTCTGTTTGGAAGGATGTGTTCATTAACTTGTGGAGCATACATTCCAGTATAGACGCCAAGTATTTCAAGATTGGAGTAGAGCCTAGCGTGTTTGACATTAGACATTGTTCTGTAGTTTTGTTTTTGTTCAATCATGGAGACAGTTCTAAAGACATGAGAGAACATTTCATCTGTTGGTTCTTTCCACCAATTTTTATTAAATTTATCTTTTTTATCTTTTTGATTCACGAATTCTTCAATAATTGGATTCAATTTGCACTCCAGAATAAGGCTTCATCTTCAGTATTAAGATTAGCCTGTTTAGTAGTTTTACCATTATCTTTAGTGGCCACTTGTATAGGTTCTTTATTTATGTAGGGGCTTCTTTTTAATTCTATGCCTTCAACCCTTAAATATTCAAGATTTCCGTCAACCATAATTTGCAAAAGTGTTCTTATGGTTTTGATTTCGCTTGTCTTCCTAGCCATAAATAAAGTTCTCCTCTTTTTCTCTATTTTTTTGTTCTTCACTGAGCTGTTCTTGTTTCATCCACCAATCATCGACTGCCTTTAAAGAAGAAGGATCGTTTTTCTCTGGCCTTAAAGATACGGAGTAATTGTAACAATATCTCCATGCGTATAATGCAGCATCGGCCAAGTGATTGGGGTATCTAGAGTCTTCAACTCGTCTTAGTTTTTCACTGTCCCAGATGAGATTCATCCACTCATCGGATAGGTCTTGGCATCCAGGTAGCAGTTTTATGTGTCCTTGCTGAAGGTCTGAGTTGAATAATTCAATAAAGCCTTCTTTATCAGTTTTTTGCGCTGGATGAAGGCTAATGGTGTAACGTCTTGATATTTCTTCAGCGATCATTTTACCTTGCCCACCGGCATCGATAATGACTCGTATATTTTTGTATTTAGCTTTGTAATAGTTAATTCTTTCGGCAACGTCGAATATTGTGAGTTTTGTCTGTTTATAAATTTCAATAACAAAAAGTTGTCTAAGGTAGATTGAATAAGCTGTCAGAACAAAGGCAGAAGGGTCTGGGTCATACCCAAGGTCAACGCCTAGAACATAAGTCCAGTCTTCGCTTTGATTAATCCTGTCTACCTTATTGATTAAAGGGTTAAATTTATAGACAAGAGCATCAAGATCAGCAACCCACTCGCCAAGCCATTCTCTTCTGTAGGTAGGGTTAGCTTCAGTCCATCCCTTTTTTTCAAACAAATCAGCGACAAATTCCTTTGGTTTTGGGAAGTAGGGGTTATTATAAACGGTCCAGTGATGAGAGTTAAACCCGTATTTTCCACAAGTTAAGTCATAGAAGTACCCTTTTGGGACTGGGGCTGGAGTTCCAGTGACTGCGATTTGCCCTTGTTCATAGTCAGCGATGGCTGGAGTGAGAATATCGTCAACGAGTGTTTCAATGTGTGATTTAAAGGCTTGTCCTTCGTCTATGGCAGCGAAGGGATACTTTGATCCCCTTAGCCTATCGATAAAGCCTTTTTGATCGGCTCCGAAGAGTTTAATGGTAGAGCTAGTGTCTGGCGTTGTTATTTCAAGCTTAGATTCTTTAAATTGGAGACCTAGTTTGTATTTTTGATCAAGGTCTTTAAAGATAGGCCACATGATATTATAGCAAGAGTCTCTGGTGAGTCCGATATAAGGGCAGAGGGCATTTTTATGCTTTTTAGCGGCATTGATGAATTTAAGTCCAAGACCGTGAGACTTCCCAGCCCTTCTAGTGCAAAGGGCAGCGATGAATCTAGATTTGTCTTTAACAAAGGCATCTTGCTCGGGGAATTTAGTATCAAAAATCCCTCCGTCTTGCTTAGATTGCCTCTTTTTTAGCTCTAGAAGGACTTCTGAGAGAAGAACTTTGTTGCTCATCGTCTTTGATTATCCCCAATGTGATAGAGTATTGTACGTTGCTAGGGTGTACGATAACTGGAAGCTCTCCTTTTTCAGGCCTAATAACATATACCTGTTCTGTAGGAACCCAATAGATTTCAGAAACATAGTCCCCGACCTTTGTATGAGTTGGCTCAGTTTCAAAGGCCTGTAGATATGTGAGCTGCCTATTTTTAATCATAATGGCTGTGGCAAGCCTTAGTGCCTTAATTTTATGCATTAGATCCCCTTAAGTTCTTTTTTAAAGATAACGCCGTACTTTTTAATTTTATTATTCACATTTTGGTTACTGTATCTTTCACAGGTAGCGACAACGTGTTCAGAGTTAGCAGTGGCGAAGGCAAAAAGTCTTGTAGCTATGCCAAATTCCCTAAAGGCTTGTTTTACATAGATATAATGAATAATAGCCACTCCAGGTATTTTTTTAAAAACAATGTAGCCATAAATCATTGAGGGATCTTTTTTCTCTGAGACAATGATACAGGAGCATTTATTTAAAATAGCATCAAAAGTATTAGCGTAGGCGTAGTATTCAGAGTTTGACATGAATTCAAAATCAGCTCTGTGGGACCTTTTCCAACTGCTTAAGACAAAGCCTTCATCTTGTTTTTCGATTTCTCGAAAGACAATAAGGTGCTCAAGAGTCAGAGTTTGAGTTTCGCTCATGCTCTTCTAACAATTCTTTAGCAAGCTGCATTATCTCTTCATCGGAAAGAGAGGCTACATCAATCTTAATGCTTTTTTCTTCTTCAGCTCTGTCTTTCCATTTAAATCTATTGATCATATTTAATCGCCAGATAGGAGCGTTTAAAGTCTTAGATACTCCTCCACCAAATGATTCATTAAATATTCCCTCAATACCCTTAGCTTCCCAGAATAGAAGAGATTTTGCTTTACCTAGCTGATACGCCTCTTGGAACTTATCAATCGACTTAACCCATGTTGACAGAGCCTGCTTATGGTGACCGATAACTCCAGCAAAAGAATCAAACGAAAAGCCCTTAGCCATATGCTCTACAAGCATTCCACAGTACTCTGGCTTAAAAACAGATGGCATTCCATGTATAATTGCGTTAGCTGGGATCTCAACACCATTTAACTTCAAATTAAGAGCCTCTAGAGAAGTTAGCCTTGGCGCATACCTCTCTTGAGTCTTCATTCGATTCACCCACTCAGGTCTTGTGTCTTTTTTTGGTTCTGCGTTATTCTTCTTAGCCTTTTTGTTATCTTCAGTCATATTAAAGTAATATTAACGTATTAATTAAAGAAAAACAACAATTTTAAAAGCGTAGCTCACCCAGGCAATATCATCATTTCCAGAATAGTTATCTCTTAGGCAGTACATATCTGGGCTCCCCTGACTTAGACAGGTGCTAAGAGATTTAAACAATTTTTAAAGAAAGGCTAAAGTTTTGCAGCAGTCAATCCGATAGGTATCTTAACAAAGGAATTAATCATGGAAAATATGACAGAATTCACAATCTTATTCTTTACCTTGATAGGCTTTTATTTAACCCTAAGTCTTATTATTGTTACATTAAATGTCAAAGCGATCAGACTATTTACACTAGTTATCATTTCTTTAATCTCATTCAATCTCAGGGCTGAATATATCAAGACTGAGCCTATTAGCAAGCAAGCTTTCAAAGATGGGTTCACTAAAGGTCAGTGCAAGTCTTTCGCATTAGCTTCTTGGCTAGTCATTCAAAACACTCAGTCTTCCATAGAAAGTGATCAGTCTTACTCTAAAAGAATTGCAGATCGTCTCATAGAGTCTAATTACTGCTCAGATCATCTCTGTGGAGCTTCTTTAGTTAAGGCTATCAAATCTAGCCTCCCTATCAGGAACTCTTCTATATTACCAGGTTATGCAATGATTCAAGGCTATGAAAATGTC